ATGCGCATCGTCTCGGAGTAGAAGACCGTGCCGCCGTTAAGGAACTTGATGTCCCATTTGGCCGAGCCCAAGGCCCAGTCAGCGGTCGAGCCCGGGTAGACGAAGGCCACCGAAAGGCCGCCCGGGGCCACCGTGCAGGTGAGGTCGTACTCGTTCTGCTGCGTGTCGATGATGCTAGAAGTGACCGTGACCCCGACGAGGTTAGCGATGCCGCCCGGCTCAGGGGTCCATACCATGGACGCCGAGAAGGACGATCCGCGCTTGAAGGTGACGGTGTTGCAGCTCATCGGGTCTTAAACTTGCCCCGATTGGAAGGGGGGTCAGGTCAGGCCGGCTTGATGACCTCAGTCACCCAAAAGTCATTGATGAAGGTGACCTTGCCGGCGGTGCGCGGGATGGTGATCTCGGCGGCCGTGTAGCCGTCCTCCCAAGTGACCTCCCAGTCGGCCGTGCCAGCGTCAGCCGAAGTGCTTCCAAAAGTGATTTCCATGCCTCCGTATCCGTACCCTGGCGTCGACGAACTCGGGACAGCGTCGGCCGTGATGTCAAAAGACTTAAAGCCGACCTTGCCCTTGATGACCGTGCCTTCGTTCCAGCAAGTGTAGATGTTATCCGGGTGTGGCTTGACCTTGAACTTGGTCGTGACCTTCAGTTCAGTAGTCGTCTGGAGGAACGGGTAATACTCAGGAGACCCTGTGGATACGTTCGTTACCTCTGAGTCTAGGTTAGTGACCGAGGCTTCGTAACTGCAATAGCCGCCTTGGGATATACTTCCACCCTCAATCATAATATACGTAAAGCCCGCAGGCGGGATAAGACCAATATAAGGAATGGCCTCGAAGTCGTATTCGTCATCGGTATGCCAGCGCGGTAAGGTCTGAGCAAGCACTCCGGCCGTTCCTACGCTTCCTGTCTGAGTTCCTACGTCCCCGTTAGGATCAGGTGCAGGCTGGGACAAGGGCGGGTCAGGGTCATACTCATACACGATGTCGCTCGGATATGTGTATTCGTAATCGCACGTCGTCAGCTGAATCTGAAGCCAACCAAGCGTACCGCAGCCAGGCGCCATGATTATGGCGAGGTTCTCTTTAGGGTAGTTCTTGAACCAATGCTGGTAAGAATAGAAAGCAGTCTGGGCAGGCTTTCCTGTGCCTCCATGATAGTCCGAGATGTCGCTTTCACCCTTGTTCGTGAAAGGGTTGTTGTCCTCAGATTTACCGAGTGCTACATACGAACCAACGACTCGGTTGGGCAGGGCCATGTCAGACTGCGCTCCACCAGTAGATCGCCGTATCAGTTCCGCATTTGAAACGCTCAGTCCAGAGCGAGTTCTCCACGTCAATGTAAAGCGTCAGCACGTTGTTCGCGTCGGCGAAACCATGGGCCAACAGGATGTAGGCATAGGTGTCATTGTCTGTCTGGACGCTGTTGTATGAATCAATCTTAGGGTACCCGGCCTGCCCGGTGTCTTGGGCAGGAAACTGGTTAAGTGCTGGGCTTCCCGAGTCCTTGCCGACGCGGAGGTAAATCCATGTGTAACCGCCGGTGAAGTTCATCACGCAGACAGGCGGGCTGGCGGCGCCGCTAACGACCCGATCTAGTTTCACCCAGACGCCGTCTTCCTTCAGCTGCGGGACGAGGTTGTTGACCGTTCCGACGCAGACGCTGAACGTATGGGTGTCGCCGGGTGCGGGGGTGTACCCCAGATACTTGACGCGAAGAGGCTTGCAGGAGTCTACCCCATCCCGACTAGGGAACGGGTCAGACGTGTCCAGGGTGAAGCCCTTCGAGGACGAGTCGAAGGTGTAGCCGACTCCGGGTTGCAGTTTCATCAGGCGACAGGTGCGTAGACCGAGGAATTGTAGCCCACGCGGTTGAAGCGCAGCTCGTACTGCACCTTGTAGAGCAGGCCGAAGTCCTCGAAGGATACCTGGGCAAGAAGAAGTTGGTTCTTTCCGCCGATCGTGAAGGACGTGCCCATGTAGTCGGTTACGAGTTTCTTACCGGCGAAAGTGCCGTTGCCAGACGTCTTGCCGACCGCGTTGCGGTGGTCGTTCACGATGGTTGCACTCGTCGTATAGAAGATGCCCGAGATAGAGCACTGCGGGGCAAGGTAGTTGGTTTTGCCGTATAAATCCTGAAACTTAGCCTTCTTGAATCCTAGGAACTTGCGGCCAGTAGCAGCCTCAAAGGTCGCGCCATTGTTGCCTTCGTATTCAGTCGGACTGGTTCCTGCGACAGCCGCGTAGGCAGGAACGTCAATCGTTCCGCCAGTGCCGACGCCAGCGATGGGAGTGCCAGTGAAGCCTCCCGCGCTGTAAAGGACGGCCCAGTTGGGGTGGGTCGTGATGTGCTCAGAGGTCAGGCCCTGAGAGCCGGTGATCTGAGGCTCAGTTGAGGCACCCCCTCCGGCGATGCCGACATATTCGGCGGTCCATGTGTCTAGCTCAAGCGGTCCGATTTCGACCGAAGCCTTGTGCATCTTGCAGTAACTGAAGGCGGTAATCGGGCAAGCGGCACCTCGGTAGAAACTCGCCGAAGAGCCGGCCTTGTCTATCTTGAACGTCAGGGTGCCGACGGTAAGGTTGTACCCGTCTTGAATGAACTTAGCTCCTGGCTGGAGCAGGGGCGTCGTCAGTGCGTTGCCGGTCTTTACAATAGCCATAAATTATTTGGATGGTAGTCCCTTGGTAAAATCGATGGGAACGCCGTTGGACGTGCCGGAGATTTTCTGGAGCTCGGCGAGTTGGGCCAGCGCGATCTCGGTCTGTTGGGCCATGGCCTCGAGCACCGGGTTAGGGCCGACGCCGATGACGTTGCCGAAGCCTTCTGGGCCTTTGAAATCCTTGTCTTTGTCTTTGAAAATAGGTGCAAACTTCTTGCCCTCTTCAGACTGAAGGAAAGCGTCCAACATTCGTTTCTGGAACTCCTTGTTTTTAAACAGAAGCTCGTAGCTTGGCTGACCCATTCCCATGGATTGAACGAGGAAACGATTTGAGCCTTCAGAAAGGAACTGTTCTTTGGCCGCTCTGCCCTCTTTCGTAAAAGAGTATTCCATGGCCATTTTCTTCATACCGGCCTCGACGTCTTCTGCTTCCTTTTTGTTGGCCTCCTTCATCTTGAGGAATTGAGCGAGCCTGCTTTGCTCAGTGGTAGCCAGTTTGGTTTCGCCCTTAGCAATCAGATCAAGACCCTCCTGCGCTTGTCTCTTGGCATCTTCAATGCTCTGCGAGATGAAGGATACCAATTGGTTAACAAGGACCATCGGGGCAAGGAACCCAAGGGCGATGTCTTTAAACGCGGTGCTGAACTTCTTCTGGATGTCTTCGGCCTGCTTGGAAAAGGACACGGTGGCGGCCTTGGCTTTTCCCATCGCCTCCGGCACGTCGGAGGTCGTCTTCATCTTGATGCCTAGTTCCTGGTCAGCCATGGTCGGTTTCCTTTGCAGGATTGGAAGCAGCCGCAGCGGCTTTCTCCTTGGCTTCTTCTTCGGCCATGAAGGCTTCTTCTTCGGGGGACATGATCGCCACGTCCGCACCCTTGCGGATAGCCAGGGCGGAGTTCAGCCAGATGGCCTGACACTCGGGCATCTCCCACGCTTGCTTGTAGTCGATACCCGAGGCAGTTAAATTGGCTACAATCAAAAGCGGCCAAGGCACCCCCTTGTCACCGCCCCCAGACTTGGTCTTGCTCTGCTCCCAGAACTTGGGCCAGTCTTCGACCAAAATATAGCCGGCAAAGGCATTAAGCAGGCGCTCAAACTTGGCCGGGTTGCGGCTTAAAGACATCAGGCGCAGCTTGTCCATCAAGCCGATAGGGCCTCCCAGCTCTTCCTCGGCGCAGACTTTGCAAGCGAAGAGCAGATCGGCAGGACTAATACCGCGAGAGCCATCGACCAGCGGAGAGTCGAAGGCCATCAGACGCACCCGGTACTTCAGGCACCAGGGATAAAGCGAACGACCCAGCAGCCGAAAGGGCGCCGGGTCGACGTAGGCGTTCAGGAAGCGGCGGTCCACGCCGTCTATCCTAAGCCAGTTGCAGACGAATCAATCAGGTAATGCCTTCGTAGTCGATGGCCGTGATGGACACCGAGGTGAAGCCCTTGTTAGAGCCTTTGTCGTCAATCTTGGTGATGGTGCCAGAGAATGAAGCGGAGGCAGAGCCAGCCGGATAGGCGGAGGCCGTGTTGACCGTGAAAGCGAGGGTGGCGCCGAGGATGGGCATCGTAGACGTCTTGGCGATGCCTTCGATGGTGATCTCGCTCTTGCGGTCATCCAGGCGGTGGGTCTTGGTGATGCCCGCCTCATCGACTACGGTCACGTCCGAAACGAACGAGGACGAGAGGCTGTAGCTCTGTACAAAGAGGTTAGTGACAGTGCCCGCGATACCGTAGACGCAGGTGACTCCGTTAGAGATGGCGGCCATTTGATTATGCGAGGTTTGGAAGGGGTTAGGCAGGAAGGACCACCAGCACGTCAAAGGAGAAAGCCGTGGCCCAGGAGCGCTCGTCGATGCCCTCGTCCTCGGAGCCAATCGTGACGTCGTAGCAGGTCGCGTCGGTGCTGGTCACGAAGGCCGCCTTAATGCTGGTCAGGTCACGCATATTGCCGGATAGGGCGGCGCAGCGGGCCCGGTGGTCGGCGAGGGTCGTGTCGTCCGCGTTGGAAAACAGGGTGATGCGGACCGAGCACATATAGTTGCCCTCGCCTTCTGGCAGGTCGCTAGGGTTGCGGGCCGACTCGCAAAGCACGACGGCCTTGGGCAGGGTCTGGGTCGCGGCGCTGTCCCCGGTCAGGAAGGTGACAGTGGTCAGGCCAGTCTGGGTCGAGAGGTAGGTCGCGACAGTGGACTCGACGATATGGCGGATGGATTTGGTGCCCATGTTATTTGGAGAAGTTCTTAAAGTTGGGCCCAAGCAGGTGCTTGAGGCGGGCCAGCATCTGCTTCGTGCGGTTGGCCGTGACGAGCGGGATGACGCGGGCGTCGACGGCGATGTCGTTGACGTTGCCCCGATTGTTGCGGACGAGCACTTCGACGTTCTTCTGATCGGCAGAGACGCGGGACATCCCAAGGCCGGAGCCGGTATGGCGGTTAATCCAGGCTACGGCTAGTAGGTCGACGCCGAAGTCCTTGGGGACTCCGTTAATCATCGGCTTGGGAAGGGAGCGAAGGGCAGATGCCCAGCCGGACTTGATGTAGCCGACCATGGCCTGCCGTTCCTTGATGTAGGCATCGAGGTCGCCCTTGCTCTCCACAAGCATCTTCACCTTGGTCGGGCGGACATTCTTTCCGATGCGCCCGCCGAACTTGCCCTTAATACGGTTGTGCGGGGAACGCAGATCCTGAACAAACCCTTGGCCGTATTCGGTGCGGATTGGGTTGGTCGTGTTAAAGTAGTTCTTTGCCTTTTGGAAAGCCCGGTCGTGGTTCTGGTCGTTTGCGATCTTGCGCATGATGGGCGAAAGACCCTTGAGCGCTTGCATCGTGCCCTTGCCGATGACCTTGTCGAAGAGGGAGCGGTCGCCCGTCTTGGTTGCGTAGGCCAGCTGATTGGAAAGCAGGGCGGCAGCCGAAGCCGAGTTTCGGTCGTTCGCGCCGACGTAGAGTTTGCGGATGTCTCCGGCTACGGCGTTGTCGCCTGCGGTCTCTGCGGCCTTGGAAAGACCACGGCCCCCGCCTTTGGGTAGTGGAGGGGTGAAGGTAGCCGCGTCCTGACAGGCAAGGGCGGCTTGCTCCAAGGCGGCGTCCTTCATGGTCTGGCCCGTCTCAGCTGCAAAGCGGCGCAGCGCCTCTAGGAAGCGGTTGCGACTGACAGGCTCGACGGATACCGTGACCACGGCCTTACTGGTTGTCGTCGATGACGACCAGCGTCACCCACGCGGAACCGGGCTTGTAGGTCTGGGTCGTGATGCGCACGGTCTTCCCGCCGGCCACGATCTTCTTGCCCTGGGCTAGGGACGGGATGACGGCACCCGAGGCGATGATGGCAGCCGATGCCCCCGTAGACCCGTCTGGCTTCGTCCAGGAGGCCGTTACAGCGGGGAGCCTGACACTATACTGGGTCCGCTCCATATACCCCCCTGATTCGAGCACGGTGGCGACGGCAGGGTCGGAGATGAGGCAGGAGAAGGTGATGGCCCCAGAGTTGGCCGACCCGGCCACGCCGAAGTCCGCGATCATTTCCTTCGCGTCGTTCAATAGTTCGCTACCGTAGAGGCTCATCTGTATTTGCCCGATTTGGGAGGGGGCACAAAAAAGACCCCCATCTCTGGGGGTCTCGTTCGTAGCCTGGACTACCGCGATTAGGCGGCGGTCTTGAGGCGGTGCAGGGAGGTCGCGCGACCGACAGCGGCACCGAAGAGCAGCGTGGCGGTGACGTTGTAGTAGCCGCTCTGTTCCTGACCCATGAGGATCTGGACAGCGAGGCCGGTGTCGGCGTCGACAGCGTTGGCGACTTCGAAGCCCGGGATTTCGGACATCGGGAGGGCCGAGGCCACAGCGATGGCGTCAGCGCCGCAGGCGAA